ATGCTACCTACGTCGCTACTCATAAGGCCGAGAAACCCGATGTCAAACCTACCGACAATCCCTTCCACAAGTTCTCAAAGGTCAAGAAACTCATCCTCGACCCCTCTAAGGCCGAAATGGATGCGTTCTCTGCTGACCGCAAAATCGACTTCTCTTTCACCTATGAACCGCTCTATAAGGATGGACGCAAAAAGGGCAATCCTACCCATATCGAGTTTGTCATTGTCCCTGGTGCCCTCGGCATCGAACGCGAACAGGAACGCAAGCGCCACAACCAGATACAGGCGCTCATCAATGCCCTCACCCGTCAGTGGTCCGACCTCCATGCCTACGACCTCCTCGAAGTCGCTAAGGATGTTGCTGACGATTGGCTCGACGACTTTTGCAACTATGCCTACGATGATGTGCGCCGCCAGGTGGAGAAAACACAGCCCGACCATGTAGCCGAATACGTCCTTACCCTCCTGCAGACGTGGGTCAAGAATAAGACCAATGAGGCTCGCCGTTTGGAGGTAGAGCGCAAACGTCAGTACGACATCTTCGTCCAGCAGCAGGCAGAAAGCCGGTGGCGTTCGCTGATGCAGGAACTCGGCGCACAGACCCCTCTCCGTGCCCGTCAGATCAACATCGAGCGCTATGACGAAGAAACTCATACCCTCACCATCTCCCTCGCCGGCAAGGATATCTACGACCAGATAGAACCTATCACCGACGACCAGGGCAACACCATCACCAAAGGCATCTATCAGGATATCTGGTTTTCTCTTGTGCGCAAATACTTTCCCCGCTCCATAGTCCAGTACCGCATGTCCTGAAGTTACGCTTTTTTACCCCTAACTGCGTCCGTCACTGTGCCCAGCCGTTCTCGGCTGGTTTTTTTTGTCCCTTTCCTCTCGCTGGTTCTTCATATCTTTGCCTCAGTAATCAAAGCAATTATAGCCATGCAGAAAAAATCACTTATTCCCCGTTCCGTGTGCTGCTATCTCGTAGCAGCCTTATGCGCTTTCTCTGTGCTCTCTTGCACCACGTCTCGCACCGCCACCTCCACTGTCACCCATAGTGAGGGCGATAGCCTCCGTGCGCTCTCAGCTCAGTATGCTGCCGTCTCACAGCAGCTGTCTCGTTACGACTCCCTCTTTGCCCAGATGCAGGCTCGCATCACTGCCCAACAGTCCACACAAGAGCAAAGCACTGAGCGCATCCAGGAGTCTGTCACCACCTATCTCGACTCCCTGGGCCGTGAGGTACGTCAGGAAAATCGTACCATCGACCGCAACCTGTCTCGTCAGACAGAACTACGCTACGAGCAACAGATCTCCTCACTCCAACAGCAGCTGTCACAGGAAACGGCTCGTACCGACTCCCTCTCAGAAGCCCTCTACATGCTCCAACAGGTCAACTGGCTCGACTCCCTCAATCAGCAATCATATAAGGAACCAGCGCCCTCCCGCATTCAGTCGTGGTGGGATGGCTTAGTCCTCCATCTGGGCTATATCGCCCTCTTTGGCATCTTCGGTGTCCTCATCTTCCTCGTCGCCCGCTACTTCCTATGCAAATAACAGAAGCCCAGCCGTTCTCGGCTGGGCCTCTCGTTTGTTTCGTCCATTGTCCGGCGATTGCATCGCCGCCCTATATCATCCCTGCCGCTCTCAGGTACTGCTTACATCTAAAGCCTTTCCTCGGCTCAAACTCCTCAAAAGAGTGCGCCACAAAGTGTGCTTTCTTATTCACCCAGCCCGCCATATCTTTCTGCCATTGCGGAATGATGTGGCGGGGATTGTTTGGGTCCCTGTATGGCTGTGCATGAGGATAGACATATCTTCCCTGATGACTGGCTCTCGTCTCTTGCGTCCTGTGCCACCAATACACTATTCGCTCGTAGCACTCTTTGAAGTCATTGGTTAGCATCGTATAAAGGAAATACTGTCCCGTAAAGCCATGTTTATTGATGAGCTGCATGGCTCGCTCACATTCCGCTATCTGCCCATGAGTGTCACAGCCAAAGCGAATGCGGTTGTTATCCAACCATTTCACCTTGGCCAGCAGCTGTGCTATCTCATCCGTTACCAGTCGTGCATCGAGTGCCTGGTTAAAGTCCACTCTGTAACCTCTCTCAATGATTTTCTTCAGCTGCTCAATGCAGTAGTCACCAGCAGCCAGGATGTTGTTATCCATCAGCACCAATTTCCTACGTCCCTCAATGGCTATCTCATCCACATCCATATATGGACGTATGGCACCCTCCTTTTTGGGCACCACACACCATTTGCACTTATTCGGGCATCCTCTGGTCAGGAAACCGTAGGCAGTATCTTTCGGTACGTTTGGATAGATCGAGTAGTCCGGCTGCAGTCGGTCTATCTCTTCCGGCAACTGGCTCGCAGGATCATAGCCAGTACCTCCTTTTACTATTTAGTCTGCATCATATATGTAGGTGTCATCAGGCGAAAAGTTAAACACCTTTGACATATACACGATGTCATAGTGCTTCATGGGAGTGGCCCATTCAATTTGCCCCCCCTATTTCGCCAGTATCTCGCAATCTTAGCGAGTGCGAGATTGGGGTAAATCGTGGCTCCCCATTTCTTCTTTTTGGCGTGTCCGTCCACGTCCACCAGTCCTATCAGCATGTCTCAATTCTTTTTTCGTTTATTGTCAGGCGATTCCATCGCCGTCCTCATTTCTTCCTTAGCATTTCCGCCAGACGTTCCTGTTGCTCTTTCGTCACAACCATTTCCGCTGCCTGTTGCTTCATGTACTCCTGCATCTGCTTCGTCGTGCGTTCCTCCCATGCCTTGTGCAACTTCTTAAAGTGGCAGAAAGCCTTATTGACCCACTTCGTGCGCTTATAGCCATGCTTCATGCCCAGATAGCTGCTCATGGTAATCTTCACGTCGTTGGCATTCTTACCGCCTCCCAGTTCCACCTTTGGCTCCATGTCGCGGATGGTCATCTTCCTATATGCCTTCTTCAACTTCCTTGGCAACCGCTCCTTTTTAAAGAACATTCTCTTAATCCTCTTCTTATCCGCTTTACTGAAGTAGTGCTTCACATTCACGCTTATGCTAAAAGGCTCCTTGGGCACCTCCATTTTCGGTGCTACCATTTCCGGCTCTATAAAGACGGAAGGAGTCACCTTGACGTTATGCAGCTCTATCACGTTCGACATCGGCACGGGCTGCCCAGGCACAATAGGGTGGTCTATCGACGGCTTAATCAGATACACCTTCGTCTTATCAAATGCCGGCACGTCTGCTAAATCATACGTCAGCATACCAGGCTTTAAGTTCTTCAAATCATCCATAACTCTCCTGTGTTTTATTCAAGTGATTTCCATTGCGCTTGCGTCACATCTTTATCCTCTGCAGCGTCAAGTATCTCCTCTATGGATTTCTCGCCAACCACACCCACATAGATGCCAGCGGTAATGGTGCCGGTATCATCATCCAGATTGTCGTATCTCAGTTCTATCAACTCCGTTTTTTCAAGAGTCTCTAAAAGTTTCTGACGTGCCTCCAGTTCAAGATGGTATTTCCTACGGTTCGTTTCCATTTCGTTATAGCCTTTTAGAAACGATGCCTTGTATCTATAAGTATGCTCAATGCGCTCCATGCGCACATTATGGGCTACCATGAGCACTTTGTCATAGGAAAACGGGTCGTTAATCTGACGCATGTGTTTCAGCAGGTCGTTATTCTTCTCTGTCAGTTTTGCGTTCTGCTCCACCAGAACCTTGCTACCCTCACGCATCACCTCCATTTGTTCTTTCATCACTTCATTCTGTTTCCTGAATAAGATGTTAGAGGTTATCACCAGCATATACAGCAAATCGAGCACTCCATGAAAAGTGTCCCCCTTTATAAAGAAGTAAAAGGAGAAAAGTATCAGACCACACATCAGCAGCCCGTTAAACGTCCAAAAGCAAATTGTCTTCAATGTCTTCATATCTTTATATCATTTTATTCATACTAACCATGTACCCCTCCTGTCCTTCAGGGTTCTCATCGTATATCTCAAATCCCAACTTTCTATACCAGGGAATGAGGAAAGTCCCTTTGCGGGCACTCAGGTATATCTGTTCCAGCCCCTGCTCTCTCGCCACTCTCTCCACGCGCTTCATCAGCTGGGTACCAACACCCTTCTGCCGTTCTTCCTCCAACACCTGTAACGATGTGATGGCACCGGCATCTGTGCGCTCGTTTTCGATTGACAGCATAACCATTCCTCGGCCACCCTCGACGATGATAGTAAACGATTTACCCCACCACCACAGGTTTTCGTGGATAATCTCTTTACACTGCCTTCTTTCCCATACAGAACCATGATGGAAAAACTGCTGTGCCACACGCTTCTCTTCAGGAGAAAAGCGACTACGATATTGTTCTTCCTCTACGATGGCCTCTTGCACAGCCTGTTTCAGTTTCATTAGCTTTTTGAAATCTACCATAACTCAATCTTTTTTTATCAGTTCGTGTGCATCATAACCGCACCAGGTACAGATGCCTTTGGTCACATTCGGTGCATAGTTCTCTTGACCGCATTTCGGACATCGGATCAGCAGCAGCGTGTCCGTGTCCTCATAATGCTCTACTCCTGGTGCTAAAATCTTTGCTCTACTCATATCTATTCTTTGTCTTTGTCTGTTGCGATTGCATCGCAACCACTGAGTAATGCCTCCAGTTCTTTTTTCGTTATCTCGCGTACAAAGATACCGGCAATCTCCGTATATCTATAAGTGTTCCCATTCTCCGCAACGCGGATGTTCCATTCAGGACAGCAACCTGGCTTCGATGGTGGGTATTTTAGTATCTCTGTTATGGTAACGACATTGCTAAATATGTCAACTACCTTTTGTCCTACTTCAAAGAGAAATGGCTTCTCGCTTCTATGTTCAAAGTCCTCTTCTTTGTTCCATTTATCCCTTGCGATGGCAGCACTCCCGTCTGTTCTCACATTGATTGAATATTCTAACATAAGTCTAAGAATTTATAATCTTTCCCAATATCCATTCATTATCATATCAGAACAATCCCCAATATCTAATAACTCTTTATGGCTAATGATGGTTAGATGATGCGGTCCAGAAATGATGTAGGTCTTATTTTGATCTGCATATTCATCGCGGAATTGCCCAACAGTTATACCCTTTCTGGGTGCTCGATGTCTGTTATACCCTAATTCTTTAAGATAGGGAGTATAGACGCTTGGGAAATTCCATCTAACAAGTCCCTTCGATGAGCACCAACTAATGACATCCAAGAAAGCCTTAGTCCATGTAACGCCGAAGAAATAAGCGAAAGCTCTTACCACGCAGTCGTTAGCATTGCTAAGACCTTTTGGGTTTGGGTTATAGTAAGCATACTTTGCCATTATCAGTATAATATAGGTAGTCTTACAAAGTGCTCATTCTCTGGAGTCTTAAACTCCTTATCCCATTTGCGCCCTATCACCTGCCACGTTGCCGGTAGCGTAACATCCTTGCTGATGGTGTTCCATGTGTCCCACTGGTCATCAAATATGTATAGGCGATTAGACATGCCTGGCTGTGCCGTCATTTCCAACCATTTCGGCTGTTGAAGCAGACAGTCGAGTCTGTCCCAATCCGCATAGTCTTTCGGTGCTATATTGATACCGCTGACAGCCTGCATCAGCTCGTGCCAATGAGAATACGCCCCCTCTATCCACAGCATCTTTCCGCTGGTATAGATGTATATTCTTTGGATGTTCTTATAGTGGATGCGAAGTCTGTCAACGATGGATATCAATTCCTCTCTTAGCAGATAGAACGGGTCGCCACCAGTGAGGCAAACCGTATGAGCTTGTTTCAGGTCCTCTACTGTTATCACAGGCAGTTTGTCTATGTCATAGAGTCTGTTGCAACATAGCGGGCAGTTGTGGCCGCATTTGTGCGTGATGTAAAGATGATATATCTGTTCCATAATCATATAATTAAAATGATTTATTTAATTTCAGTAAATATGGTATGACGTTCCACGAAATAAGCCTCACACCTAATCAATTTACCCTTTTTATCCCGCTCGTGGTTACGGTATCTTATCTCCGTGCCGTCGAGGAACAGCTGACAGTTACGCTTCGACGACATAAACAGTCGCCATTCCGCTTCCAGATACACCCACTCTTCACCCTTGGGCTTAGAGTCAGTCATCAGTCGCTCCATCAACTTCTGCCCCATGTCACGGGCACCCTGGTAGTAGGAGGCATACATGGCCAGTCGTTGCACACTGATTTTCACCTCGTGCTCAACGGCAAACAGCTTCGCCCGTTCATCCTGCCGACGCTCTAAAATCTGCCTCGCCTGCTCAATGATTTTGTCCTCTTGCTTCGTATTCATAAATTTATGAATTGATGATTTATTAGAAAAATAAGTCTATCATTTTCTGGCTCATGTGGTAGGGAGGCTTATGCTTGTGCGCCTTGTTATATTCACGAGCCTTTGCTATATGTTCCTTAGTATGTTCGCTATCCACAATCCAGAAGTCATCATGCGACTTCCATGCGATAGAGTATTCAATGTTTCCATCTTTATCCAGGACATAGACGGAAATATCTCTGTAAGTGCGACATTCACGCCCAGTAATATGACCATAGAGCGTAGCATAGTCACCTTCCACGATACACGTTTGCCCAGTCTCTTTGTGACGTATCAGATAACCAGGCATAAAGCGCACGAAGTTCGCATTATACTCCAGCATCTTATTGATGGCCGGAATAAAGTATTGCTCCCATTGCTCATCGGTATATACATGCTTCTCTATATACAGTCGCGCATCATCCAACATCTGCTCAGAACTCTTGATGTCGTTGCCGTCGTGAGTCATTTCGTAAGTAAGATATTCCACCTCGTCGCCACCCATGGCCATGCGGTTCTGCATCGCACAGATGTTTCCGTGCCACAACTCCATTGTGCGCTCAAACATTTCCACCGTCTCAGGATTGATTGGTCTCGCTTTCAACTGTTCGAGCGTTATGGCGTTCTTTTCCTGGGATTTCTCCTTTTTCTTTTCCATCAGTTCCTGTGCTAAACCGATGATATAATTACACGTCCCCGTCAGCTCTTCTAAATTCTCAAAATGGAATTTAATACTGTTAGGCTCTCGCATGTTGATGCACTTCAACTCCATAAAGAAGCTGTCACCAGTCGCTTCACTCATGGTGCAACAAATTTCCGCTCTTTTAAATACCTTTTCCATCTATCTATATCTAAAACTTTTACTGATTCTAAATTTGTTGTCAGCAGCTTTTCTTCCGAAAAATATGGCAAACCTGAATTGAATGCATAGGAATGAAAGTTCTGTGGCAATATACCATCGTCTGCCCCATCCTTTATAATATTTCCAGTAAGGGAATTGCACGATTAGAGAGGGAAAAAGATGCAAGTAGGCTCCATTGATTCCGTAACCAATAGAGAAACCAAATTGTAGCAATATTATTTTGAGTCTGATATTCAACTCTTGTCTGTATTCTGGTATCTTCATTTCTCTTCAAATAAATTATTCAACTTCCATTCAAAATCTTTATCACTCTTAATCACATGGTCAAAGGGCGTTTCTATCTTTTCGATGATGGCGATGTATATCAGACATGCCAAAACGTTAAACCCGTAGTCAGCATCTGTATGGTTCCCTGAGTAGTATGCCTGTGCGCGTATGCGTAACATATACTTCACGAAGTCGCTCTGCTCGGTTACTAATGTAATAGCCGTATGAAGAAAACAGGAGTATTTAGGCTTATACTGATAGTCCCAAGCCTTATATATCGCCATTAACTCATCAGGAGTCTTGCGGCTTAATCTGCTCCGAGCGAGTATTTCTTCTTTTTTGATCGAGTAGTATATGTCATGTTTGCCCG